GCCATAGCCAAGTACCATAAACCGGTGGAGGATTTGATCTACCGCACTCGGACCACAGCCAAGCTTTTTGGTAGTGGAATGGGTAAACTACGGATATTTGCTAAGTGCAGGAATTGGGAGCAACGAGCCAGTGACATTGAAGCTATTTGGAAGAAATTCCATGAGCCACTTGTTATTAGCGTGGATTGTAAGACCTTTGACGCCCACGTTAATGTCGAGCAACTCAGATTGTGCCACAGATTCTACAGTACCATACAACTCTCCCAGATCTACAGACGGCTATTAGCGATGACTCGACATAATCGAGGGCGAAGTTCCACGGGGGTGCGTTACGAGTGCGAAGGGCGGCGAATGTCCGGTGACATCGATACAGCTTGCGGCAATTCTTCTATAATGGCGGCCATAGTATTTGGTATAATGCATGGACTCGTTGCACGGTGGTGTTTATACGATGATGGTGATGATTGTCTCATATTCATAGAACAATCAGATAGGCATTTAGTTATGCCCCGACTAAAACAAGGGTTCCTAACGGTCGGCCACGAACTAGAGATCGAACACACTGCCACGCAATTTCGAGAGATTGTGTTTTGCCAGATGCGACCTACATGGCTCCATGGTAGATGGACTTTAACGCCCTCGCTGGATAAGACGTTGTCGGGCTGCTTTGCTACACAACACATCTTTCCTCGACCCGATATCCAAGCGCAACACTTGAGGTGCCAGGCGCAAAGCTTGTTGAGCATGACCCGGTTTATGCCAGTGCTTAACGAGTATGCCGCGCACGTCTTGCGTTGTCTAGGCCCAGGGAAAATGATAGAGACCTTTGACATCACGAACGAGATGGCTTTTAAAGGCCCACGAAATTGGCGCGTAGTAGGAGCGAGCACGCCCTCCGCGGAAGATGCTGTGGAATGGGAGCGCACTTGGGGCGTTCCCCCTTCCGTCCAAGAACAGTATCTTCGTTCACTAAGATTGTGTGCCAGCGAAAACATCCCGTTAAAACAAGCAGAGAAACAGCGGATAACCAAGTACGAAGAAGGAAGACCATACCATGATACAGAGTGGCTCGGTGACCCAGCAGTCACCGAATTTGGAATGCACAAATTGGAGGTAAAATAATTCCGCCCGCTGGGGGCGTGATGGGGCAGCACTCGCTGTGGGCGTTAAGGTCACATGCGGGCAGGTGAAATAGTACAAACACCCCCCTAGCAGTACTCCCACCTTGTCCTCACAGGATTATCAACCCTGTGTGGTACTATACGGAAAGGTCTAGGCGTCCTAAGGAGAATTCCTGTGGTCAGACGGCCCCAAGCAACCGCTGCGACGGGTAATGGTCGGCGAGCTGGCAGAGCTGGCATTAATCTCCGACTGCGGGTAACCATTTCTGGATCCTACGTATAGTGTGGTAGAGCTGACCGTGCAAGCTATAAATGCACGAGACCCTAGCTGCTCGGTCTGATCAGGAACGAATGAAGCCTGATTAAGAACCTTGTAGCCCACGATTTCTCAAGCTGGATCGCACGAGAACGTTATACACCCACAGTACACGCATCGCCAGGTGATGCGCTGACGTCGGAGCATGTACACAATTAGCGTAATGGGCGCTGCGTTGATGGCAACAAATACTAGAGGTCGCAGACCAATCACGGTTCGTGTATGAGATGGGGAGTTGTAATGCGAGAAGGCAACTGGTCAAGTGGACAAGTAGCTAGGATCGCCGCACCGGGGGCAATCCCGTATGGTAAAAGGTTACGGCCGCCGTAGTGAGTGATAGCAGGTAAGTCGCTCATGGAGGCATAAATCCGCTGTAACCGCCATGCGATGGGTAGTCGACCCCACCCTCGGTGTGGTAGTGTAGGATGAGATGGTGCAACAGGTGTGCGCGGCTACGGCCAACAGAAGACCTTGAACCGAATTGCACCAACCGAATATGCGCGAGGCCTATGGGGACCCCTCCCGAAAGGGTACCGACCACTCTTCTGTCACTGAGTGCTCGGGGCGTTCATGGAACCCGCTTGTATGCCCGGTAACGTGGGCAGTGAAGAGGTAGTTTAGACCTATGCTTGCGCAGGACTTCTAGCCAGCAACCACAAAGAACACGAATGGGGCGTGGTTGTCAAGTGCCAAACAGTTCATTAGACATAAC